TCCGGACTACGGAATCATGGCAGACAGAGACCGCCGCACGGCCACGGAGATTGAGTCGGTTAACGCTCAAGCCCAACAAAACATGGACTTGCGTCTGCGCCTTTTCAGGCAAGCCTTGGGGGATTGTTTCCGTCAGGCATGGGGCTTGTTGCTCCAGTTTGACAAGAAAGATTTACAGTACCGTTTCCTTGAGGACTCACTGGCGATTGATCCTGCGGCATTGCATGATGAATACCAGCTTGAGCCACGCGGAGGCATGGACATGGTAAGCAAAGCCATGCTGCTCAACAAGGCAGTGCAAAGAAAGATGCTTTTCCAGAACAGCCCGTGGATTAATCAAGTTGAACTGGACAAATCAATTATCGAACTGGAAGACCCGTCATTACTGCCGCGTCTGGTTCAAGACCCGAACCAGAAACAGGGTGATGAGGTTGCAGACGAACAGAAGATTATCCCCGCTTTGATTATAGGCCAACCGTTCCCCGTGCAACAGGGCTTGGATTATCCGGCTCGCATCGGGGTTATCATGGCGTTCCTTGAACAAGCAAGACAAACGGGGATGCAAATTAGTCCACAAGGACAACAAGCCATTATTGGACGCTTGGACGGGTTACTGTCAGCCATGGAACAGGTGGACACGAACAATGCGCGGTCACTCCGCAAGGATGTTCAGGGCTACCTTGAGTCACTTGGGATGATCCCGTCAGAGCAACAAGTGCAGGAACAGCAAACCATGGAAATGGCACAGGCAGTTGCTCCCCAACCCCCTGCCCCACCGGCCCCTGCGCCCGTGGAGGAAATGGTGCAGGAAACCGAGACGGTTGAGGAGGTTGTCGTGTGAGGATTTTAAGATTCATCAAGACCGCTTGGGCGTTAAGCCGGAGTCTGCCTTGGATAGATGAAGCTGAATGGGAGGCTGGTGATGTTAATTCACTACGCAACTTTCTGGTGTCCGGATCGGGGCGTAGGTTTCGGAGGATTATGTTGAACATGGTGTTGCGACAAAACGCGGCTGTTGTATCACAACGTGACACCGACCAGTTGACGTTTGAGGCAGGGTACGCCAACGGAATGAGAACCACGGTTCATGCAGTGGAGTCAATGGCTCGCAACTTGGAACCGGAAGAAGATTTACCATCGGATGTAATCGGGGTCGGACGTTCGATGAGTGAAGACCCCACAGCACGGTCTGTCTTTTGATTGCGTGGACAGAACGAGGATTAAGCGATCATAGGGAAGTATTGTATGCCAGAAGAATCCAGTGAAGTAACCGCTGAACAACTATTGGCCGCTGCCACGCAGTATGACGCTGCAGTGGAAGCGGGTGAAGAACCGAGTGTAGTCATCGAGCCTCCAGAGGAGGACGCGATTCCGCCGGTTGAAGAAAACAATGAGGAAGAAGCGGAAGCCCCACCGGAGCTTGAAGCAGACAATACGGATAACGAAGAGAGTTCATTGACAGAAGCCGAAACTCCGGAACCGGAGCAGAAGCCAAAGAGTAAGTACGCCAAGAACCGTGAGCGTTTGAACAAAACCTGGGCCGAAGCCAATGAGGTGAAGGAACAGAACAAACGCGAGAAGGAAGAGATTGCAAGGGAAAAGGCGGAGATTGAAACCCTCCGCACCAAGTTGCAGTCCGGCTCCGATTACCGTGATGAACACGGTCACACGGCGAAGGACTACGAGGAAGCTGCCGAGAACTTCACGACTGAAGGTGATGCAGACCTTGCCAAAGCCGCCAAGGCCAAGGCAGGGGAATTGGAAAGCAAAGGCAAAGAGGTTCAGACTGAAAGGTTAAGAACTCAAGCCCAGCAGGAATGGAACGCGGGACGGGAACAACTCTACAAGGAGATCCCCGATCTGCGTGACGACTCCCATCCACTCACCATCGCAGCCAATGAAGTAATCAAGTCGCATCCGGACTTGCTCTATGCGCCCCGTGCCGAGGGACTGCGCCACGCAGTCAAGGCGGCACAGGACAAGCTGGAGGCTCAACAGGTTACAAAGGTGAAGGCTGAAAACAAGGAACTCTCTGACAAACTAAACGAACTGGAAAAGAAAACATCAATCACGGGTGGATACAGCAATGGGAAGCCGGATGGTGAGAAAGCATTTGACGACATGAGCGACGATGAGCAGAAGCAATCATTATTGCGTGCTGCCATGGCCCATGACGACAATCTTTAATGCCTACGGTGTCACATTGTGATACGTCAATGATTGTTTAGGAACTAGAAAGTATGGCAACAACAACCACTACTACACTGTCCAACCAGTATCAGAACTATTTCAGCAGGAAACTGTTGTCCTATGCTGTTCAAGCACTGGTTTTGGATCAGTTCGCCAATAAGGCTCCCCTCCCTGCGAGGGCGGGTCACAAGGCGATTACCATGTTTCGTTATGGCGCACCTTCAACTTCTGCCATTGAGGCATTAACTGAAGGCACTGCACCTAGCGGAACTCGCGCTCTCTCTCTTGCAAAAGTGGAGAAAGCATTATCACAACGCGGACAAGTCATTCAGTTGACTGATATTCTGACGGCTACTGATTTATTCAATAGCCTTTCGCAGAGCATCAAGACTAATGGACAGGATGCCGCGCTAGACATGGATACCATCACCCGCAACACGATTGTGGGATCAAACGTGGCAGGAGACGCCATGGAAAACACCTATTCCACCTACGTTCTGGATAACAGCGACGAACTCGTTGAGTTGTATGCTGACGGAACGAAGGAGACATGGGCTTCGGGTTCCGGCTCTGCCGAGTACACCACGTTTGAGGCAACCACGGGGGCAGATACCCTGCTTGATGCTGCGGCTGTCCTGAACGCTGTTACTCAACTGAAGGTGAACCGCGCACAACCCGCCAAGGGCGGAATGTATGTTGCAGCGGCTAGCCCACAGGTGATTAGTGACATCATGGTGGATACTACCTGGGTAAACGCTGCACAATACAGTAATGTTGAGGACTTGTATAAAGGTGAAGTTGGCTCCCTCTACGGGGCGAAGTTCATTATGACCACAAATCCGTTCATCACTGGTGACACACTTGGCACTGACGGTGACAGGTTTGTTTATGATGCGTCTGGTGGAGGCGGTACTGCCGCAACCAACGACATTCATGCAACACCATTCCTCGGCTCCGAGGCTTACGGTTGTCCTGACTTATCAAGTCAGTCTCCGTTCAGCCCCAAGGTTGAGATTGTTGACACGGCTGACAAATCCGATCCGCTAAACCAACTAACGACTTGTTCATTCAAGACGTTCTGGACTGCGTTGCGACTGAATCCGAATTACTACGTTGTTATGCGTAGCAAGACGGCTTCCACTGCCTAACAGCTAATCAAGTTATGAAACCTAAAGGTGGAGTAACCCTTATAATTGCCGTGGGAGGGGGGAAACCCCCTCACCACGGTCGTTCCAATAAAGACGAGGAGGGTTGTGAAATGATTAAAGTACCATTGACCGCACTGGCTGCGGGTTCAGAGGAGGGCGAGGATTTATCACCTGAAGTGGGTGATTCGGTTGTCCTTGAAAATGTTGAAGGGGAACTGGTTGGCCTTGATGGCGACCACGCCCATGTTGACTTGAAAACGGCTAACGGCGAACCACTGGAATATGTGGAGCATGACGACAAGGAGATCGAGAAGGATTCCGAGGAGGATGTGCTTCGTGCCATGGCCGCAGAGAAGGACGAAGAAGAGGGCTATTAAATGCCAATCTATTCCTTTGTCTCTGAAGGCGGGGAGGTTGTGGAGGATATTGTTCCATCCAAGACCACCCGTATAACCCGTGATGGGGTGGACTATAAACGGTGCATCGCCAACGAGGGTTTTACTGTCGCCAATCAAGTAAAGATACCTTCCCAAGCTGAACAAGTTAAGGGCGGTTACTATAAACTGGAGCAACAAGAAGGCTCCAGGTTTATGAGGCAATCACAATTTACCACAAAACAAATTAAGAAAGCATGGGGGTTTTAAATGGCTAACAAGAAAATTACCGCATTAACCGCCCTAACAAGCGCGGCAGATGACGATGTATTGGCGATTGTTGATGCAAGTGAGACTTCTGTTTCCTCCACAGGCGAGACAAAGAAGATAACTAAAGCCAATCTGGTGTCAGGGTTAGGGTCAGTCACCAGCGTGGATGTTTCCGGTGGATCAACAGGCTTAACGACGAGTGGTGGGCCAGTAACTTCCACTGGAACAATTACTGTTGCCGGAACACTGGCTGAAGGGAGTGGTGGAACAAACCAGACTACCTATGCCAAGGGAGATATACTTTTTTCGGATGCCACCAACTCCTTGGACAAGTTGGGCATCGGCGGCACAGGAGAAGTGCTGAAGACTTCTTCAGGGGGAATCCCTGAATGGGGTTCTGTTTCCGGTTCTGGAACCGTGACAAGTGTTGCGGTAGCCGGAACAGACGGGATTGACGTTGACTCTGGTTCTCCGATTACTGGTGCAGGAACTATCACTCTCGGACTTTCAGGGATAGCCAACGCTGCCTTGACCAACTCATCGGTGAGTTACGGTGGGGTCAGTGTTGCTTTGGGTGCGTCTAATGCAACACCAGCCTTTGATCTGGCTGACGCAACGAACTACGAAGGCACTGCTGTAAAGTCTACCGGAGAATCTGGTGGAACTAAATTTTTAAGGGAAGACGGTGATGGCTCTTGTTCGTGGCAGGCAGTTTCAGTTACTTCAGATTTGGTCACGTTCAGCCCAAGCGGAACAGGAGCCACCGACCGCACCGTGCAAGCCAAGCTGCGCGATGTTGTTTGCGTTAAGGATTTTGGTGCAACGGGAGATGGGTCAACTGACGATGCGTCTGCCATTCAAGCGGCGATTGATGCGGTGGAGGCAGCGGGCGGTGGTACAGTTCACGTTCCGGCAGGAACCTACAAGGTCGGCACTCGGCTCGTAATCAATACAACGCTGGTTGCTATTGTGGGCGAGGGTCGTTGGCAAAGCATCCTGAAGGCATCTGGCACACTTACGAGCCTACTGCATATCGGCGTGACCGACGCTTCCTCCTCTCAAATTCAGGCAGAAGTTTCAAACATCCAGCTACACGGGAACAGCACGTGCACCGACGCCGTGCTGAAGTTGTGGTGTCCGACCCGTTGCTTTGTGAATCATGTCCATATTCGTAGCGGGGCAAACTACGGATTAAAGTCAGACACGCACACTGGGTCGGCAGATACCCAAGCGTGGGCTAACAATTATCTCGATATTAAGACCGAGGCAAACGGCGGCAGCGGATTTTACTTCGTAGGGGAAAAGGATAGTCAGTTCGACAACCTCCACGCTTACGATAACGGAGGCGATGGCTTCTTTTGGGGTGGCACACACCTAGACCCCAGCGGGACTAGCCTGTTCGAGACAACCACCTGTATGATTGGCTCCTGCCTTTCACGCGACAACACGGGCAACGGCTTCGTGATGGACGCGGTGGAGAAATTCTCGATTGGCCAACTGGAAAGTACGATTAACGGCGCGTATGGGTTGAAGTTCCTTACGAGCAACACCACTGCTACTTCCATTGGACAAAATAGTATCCAGTGCGGCTCATTCATCTCACGCAATGACTCATCCGGAGGCTTGCGGATGGCTGATAGCTCAAAAGTTATATCCACTAACTTCGGCAGCGTGGTTGTACGCGGCCCGACAATGACCGCGGGTGCTATGGGGATATATTTGGCTGGGACAGATGCAATATCAATCGACTCGATTTACGTTGTCAACGTTCCTGGCACAGCTCTGCTAGTCGATAGTGGCACTCCGCTTGGCGGGAGTTCAACCCCTTGCACTAATATGCAGTTCGGTAAAGTTTACCTTAACTCAAACGGTGCGTCGGGGCAAACAAGCCACGGCTTATCAGTTGGCGATGGCTCGCAAGTTTCCATTGGTATAATGACTACCAATAACTCGTTCACTGACACTGGAACTACGAACTACGAAATAAACGCCTACAACTCTGCTGATATTAGATTCTCTGGTGGAGTGGATATTGATGCGGCTCACATAGACCATGCGATTAACGGCAATAATATAAACTTTGGGGGAGCGTTGAGTCTGGCGAATGCAACACCGTACATGGCACTGCGAGACAGCACCATCACTAACCCCACCGTTCTGACTAGCTACGC